TTCTTGATAAATACATCGCGCACGATATGATACACATCACTCTCTGCGAGTTCCTTCTCTCGGTGATTTGAATACGAAAGACTAGATTTACTCATGGAATATTCCGGACTCGCGCTCCTGCTCCTGCTCCTGCTCTCACTCGCATTCCTGCTCTCACTCGCATTCCTGCTCTCACTCGCATTCCTGCTCTCACTCGCGCTCCTGCTCTCACTCGCACTCCTGCTCTCACTCGGTGTTGCATCTTTATCTAAATCACGTCGTTTCATTGAATACAATACAAACTCATCATCCTTCCCTAATAACCTCTCATATGTTGCAACTAGTTTGTATCGGTGAGTGATACGATCTTCTTCGATCGTATATTTAAAATCACCGATCGTTTCTTCATGCGAGGGTACCTTGTAATATAAATGTTTCATATATGATCCTAAATGACGATACTTACGAATGACGCCACGTATCGCATCACGTTTCAACGTCTTAACACTGTTTGTTACGCTTCTTCTACTTCCGCCACCTCGTTTCACTGTTCGCGTCTTGGATGCAGATCTAGACGCAGACTTAGACTTAGACCTGGTTTTTGAAATACTAATTTCCCCAGTATTCAACCTTGTAGCGCCATCAAATCCACGTTGGTATTCTATTTTGTCACAGTCATAACCTTTTAACGGATAATGATTGTTCAATAAGGTCAACCGCTTTTGGACTTTTTCCCAACGCGAAACATCGCCATCCGGACGGGAGAGTTCAAGATACATTGCCATACGGAGAAAGTCGGGCGGAGCGTATCGAATTCCTTGTTTGATAATTGCATCACGAGAGATTGCCTTGAATAATGCAGGCTCCATTTGTGTAATATCAGCAATCCCTGTGAAATTCACGAACACTTTGTATGTACCGTGATGAACACCGGATTTCGCTTCAACATCTTCATAACCTGCCTTGTAGTAGATATCAGCGAGTTCCTTCGCGTGATCTAATGCATTGTCGGAATAAAAGTCATAATCGGGGAGTTCAAGATCCTTGTTGTAAAATTGCGCATCTTCTGGTAAGATGTTATTGATTGCCGTTCCACCATAACACACAAGCTTTTTATTAGCGATAAAATCTTCCACAATTGAAATGATCTTTTTCACTTTGGGATCATGTGTAACCGCTTCACCCTTCTTTTTCTCAACAATGTCAACTGCTTCACGCAAGATTTCAAGTTCTTTTTCGTCATAAGAAACATCAGCACTAGTTTCATTATGACCGTGACCGTCGCCTTTACTATGTGGCATTTTTGTTAAATACTATGATATCTCTTATCATAGTATTAGATAATTTGTGGAGTACCGAAGGAGGGTGCAATGAATAAATTATATAGTAATCTTGACACCACCTGCAGCTTCTGCTGGACGAGCCTCCATTGATGCCTTGGGATTGGGTGGTTTCGGAGGAGGAATCGTAATCTGGACATAACGCAAATCCTCTGGTTTGAGAATAAATGCGTATCCGATCGATGCAAATTTGTCTTCATATGCTTTAAGTTTTTCATCACGCACTTCTTCTTGAAAACACATCGCGGCGATTTGACATCCCCACGTGTAAGGACCATTATGTCCATCATTTATAGGACGACCGCCTTTTTCTGGCAATACAAGACACATATTCTTTTTATTCGCATCTTTGAATGTCTGAGGATCACCCACATTTTTCACACCGAAATACGTATACTTGGAAAGGAATAATGACTTTGAACTCATATTGATTAGTTCAAATAACTTCGTTTTTCGGTATACGGGATTTGAACCATCTACAATCAAAATGATTTTTCCTTTAAAATCGAGAAGATCTTCATTGCCTAAATCCTTGGACTGAAACTCACGACCGTATTTTGGACCAAGCAAGTATCGCGCAACCGATTTACTTTGCGAAATAATTTTTGCTAGGTTATCATACATTGTAATATTTTGCGACATCATACGCATATGAATAATAAACGGATCGCCAGGATTTGGACATTTGGCACCAGAAAATACATAATTACCAAGTACTTCAAATGCATCGGAAACTGGAATATGGTTGAATGTCTCTTTATAATTGAACGAATTTACAGATGATGATGCAATTACTGGCTGGTTTTCAACTGAAAACACTTCGAAGTCGACGAACCTACATCCTCTCGCAATGACATAAAGAAATGCTTCCATGCTTACGTTCGAATTTTTGAACTTGTCCGGATTGAATGCATTATATGCAGCTTTGATGTAATAATCGCGTAATTTGAATTTTGACTGACTATCACCTTCGTTGATCGACGTAATGTTTCGTTCCATGATATCTTTTGTGTCTGCATCCGCATTTTCGTTTGCATTTTCTAGTCCTTCCTTTATGGTTCCTCTTATTGGTGCCGCAGTATCTGCAATACTATCCGTGTCTGGTGCAGGTAATGGTAATATATGTGACATCGGGTCCGTGTCTAACTGTGTTGCAGCTTTTCTGCGTTGATGAAGTGTCATTTCATGTTCTGTTGTATATGTTGTGAAGTTTTCTGTTGATAATGGTTCCTTTTTCTGAGACTTAATGATTTTATTTGCTTGATCAAGAACCTTTTTCGTAGCTAGATCAAGTGTTAATTGACCTGGTGTTGTCGAGGCTTTGTTCGGATTAGAAGGCGGATTTGCTATTGGTGTTGGAGGTTTGTTTGGGGTCGGCATTGGAGCTTTGTTTGGTGTTGGTGTTGGTGTTGGTGTTGGTGTTGGAGTTTTGTTTGGGGTCGGCATTGGAGCATTCGGATTCGATGGCGGATTTGGTGTGGGCATTGGAGCTTTGCTTGAGGTCGGCATTGGAGCATTCGGATTCGATGGCGGATTTGGTGTTGTCTGGGTTTTGTTGGTAGACGCCGTAGACGTTTTTGTAGTCATACCCTCTTTCTTTTTCTCTGCGATTAAACCTTCACGTATCTTCTGTTGTTTTTCATGACATCGTGTTTTAACCATCTCGGAAATCTTCCATATCGCAAATCCTAGAATGATAACACCTATGAATAAATATTCTACTTGATCTCCTTTCATTTCTAATTATATATCATATATATTTTTATATAAAGTTATAACAAGTATACCAACCAATATAGAATATACAATTGCGAATACTAAAATACTAAATGACAGGTGGTTTATTGAATCTTATTGCAACAGGCAATCAAAATGTTATTTTGAATGGAAACCCTAAGAAGTCATTTTTTAAAAGCACATATCTTAAATATACGAATTTTGGTCTTCAAAAGTTTAGAATTGATTTTGATGGTCAAAAAAAACTACGACTGACAGAAGAATCTAAGTTCACCTTTTACATTCCAAGATATGCAGAATTACTCATGGATACGTATATATGTGTAACACTGCCGTCGATTTGGAGTCCAATTTACCCTCCCGCTCGCGCAGAAGATATGTGGGCTCCTTATGAGTTTCGATGGATCGAACACTTAGGAACACAAATGGTGAAGGAAATCGTGATCTCGGTGGGCGGAATGACGTTGCAACGATTTACTGGGAATAACTTGATGGCGATCGTAGAACGTGATTTTGATGCAACCAAGCGTGAGTTATATAATCAGATGACCGGTCATGTACCCGAACTCTACAATCCTGGCTGCTCTGGAGCTCGTTTGAATCAGTATCCGAATGCATATCGAACAAGTAATGTTGCCGGTGCAGAACCGTCGATTCGCGGACGGAAAATATACATTCCTATCAACGCATGGTTTACTCTGTCATCCAAAATGGCATTTCCGCTTGTATGTCTTCAATACAATCAACTTCAAATCGACGTAACATTGCGTCCGGTCAAAGAACTATTTACGATTCGCGATGTCACAGACCCGGGTAATTTTTGGCCAGTTATTCAGCCTGATTTTACGAATCCTCAGCATCAAATGTGGCGATTTTTATATCCACCACCTAGTATTGATTTATCCCAGAATATGTACCCTAGTCTTCGTACGGATTGGAATGCAGATGTACATCTTATGGCGACATACTGTTTTCTCTCGGATGATGAATCCAAAGTCTTCGCTGCGAACCAACAAAAGTACTTAATCAAGTCGTATTATGATTGGACGTTTCACGATGTCACTGGAAGTAAGAAAATCAAAATCGAGAACTCAATGGGTATGGTGTCTTCATGGACAATGTTTTTTCAACGCAGCGATGTCAACCTTCGCAATGAGTGGAGTAATTATACAAATTGGCCATATAACTATCTACCGTATGACATCGTTCCTGCGCCAACAGATGACGATTGGCGACCATCTATGTTTAGTGAAATTGTTACTGCAACGAGCGATCTTCAAACGCAAGCCTGGAGAGACCGGCCAGATTTTATACACGATCGGTATTATCTGGATAAAAATGGTCCAAAAAATGGAATTGGTCCGGGAATTAATCCGCGTGATAAACGTCTAACCGGGTTGCATATTACGGGTGACTTTCAATCAGAGAATGAACGCGACATTTTGCAACAGCTCGGAATATCTCTTAATGGGAAGTATCGAGAGAATCTACTTGACGCAGGTGTTTATAATTATGTTGAAAAATATACACGCACCCGTGGTAGTGCGAGACCAGGTATATACTGCTACAACTTCTGCTTGAATTCCGATCCATTTGATCTTCAACCTAGCGGAGCAATCAATATGAGCAAATTTAACCAAATCGAACTTGAACTATCAACGATATATCCTCCATTAGATACTGCCGCTGAAGTAAAAGTCATTTGTAATCCAACGACTCGAGAGATTATCGGAATGAATAAACCCAACGTGAATATTTATCTATATAGCTATGACTTTCATATTTTGGAAGAACGGTATAATATTCTTACGTTCCTATCGGGAAATTGCGGTTTAATGTACGCGCGGTGATCTGCGTTGATAATATTCTCTTGTATATATAACTACAATAGAATACAATGGCAGATGATGATGAAGAAAAGAAAGACACCGGTGAAGAAGGCGGCGATGAAGAAGAAAAAAAAGGAGGTGGTACTTTTAGCAAATTAGGCGGCGGCGGCGACGAAGAAGAAGGCGATGGCGATGGCGGGGACGAAGAAGAAGGTGATGGCGGTGATGAAGATAAAAAGAATGACGATGAAAATCCAAAGGAGAAAGCAAAACCAAAGTCATTATTTGATGTTGCCGCATTGAAAGAGTTCGGTTTAAGTATCGTTGCTCTATTCATCGAAACATTGATTATATCGATTGTATGTGTAAATATCCTTTTCTACTGTACACCTGAAAGTATTAGAAATAATAGCCTTTATCTTGAAAAACTATTCCCTACAAAACGCGATGAATGGCCGTACTGTTACACCAATGAGTATACGTCATGTGATGATACCGACAAGTGTGATGATAAATTCGGAGGTATTGCAGACAATCCCAAACTTGAAACGCCAGAGAGATTATACTTGAAAGCAGCGATTCTTCTTGATACATATGTATTCAAGTGGTTCTGCTTGTCAAAGGAAGAAGTGGATATGGTGAATGAAAGTGTCGAAGAAGGAATCACTCAAGTCAACTTACTTCATTGGGAGTTTATTAAAGCGCGTTTCAAACAATGGATTAATAACGCTTATATCTTTTCATTTTCGACTGATCGCGCGTTATTACTGGCCCTTTTCGGTTACATCACAAAAATATACCAGAACATACCCAAAGAGTTATACACTGTGGTTTCGCCATTGGTATTTTTGTTGATGCCATTTGTTCTTATTCTATTAGGTGGTTTCGTGTTGATGGGCGGACCCTTCTTTACTTGCGTTATTGGTATGATTTTGAATCCTACAGATAACCGGAAAGAATTCATTGGTGGTTCATTGTGGTCATTGTTTACTGCATTCGGGTTTGGTATATTCCCGATCGTATCATTCTTTGTCCAACTATTCCAGTTTATCGGAACATTCTTTATATATCCATTATTCCATTGGGATCAATACCGCGAATTATACGCCAAACATGTACCAATCATATTCTTCTTCTTTAACTTGACGCTCATGTTCTATGCATTTGAGTATCTCGACTTGAATGTTGCAGCGATCGTTATTGCTAGTTTACTTGCATTGTATTTAGGTCACTACTGGCAAGGTATCATGGAATTTGTGAATACACTAAAAAATTGGAGCCCGACATAATGTTTGAAAGAACATAAACAATTTATCGTATAAAGTAATATATTGTTTTATACGACAATTAAACTACGTAAAACATAGTGTGACATGGGTAAAAAGAAACCATCTGCCGCATCGATTCATCATGTAACTAGTGCTAGTGTTGGCGTTCCGGAGAAATCAACCCCTGAATATTTTAAAGCATATCCGTTTGTGAGTGTATGCACACCCACATTCAACCGTCGACCATTTATAAATGCGATGATTTCATGTTTTAATAGTCAAGATTATCCCCAAGACCGAATGGAATGGATCATTATTGATGATGGTACAGATCCAATTGAAGACTTAGTCGCATCACATCCACGCGTGAAATATTTTAAGTATGATACTAAGATGACACTTGGTAAGAAGAGAAATTTACTTCATGAGAAATCCCGCGGAGAAATACTGGTATACATGGACGACGACGACTACTATCCTCCACAACGAGTATCACACGCGGTTCATATGTTGCTCACACATCCCGACGCGCTTTGTGCTGGGTCAAGCGAGATCTACATTTACTTTAAGCATATCGGTCAAATGAAGAAGTTTGGACCGTATGGCCCCAATCATGCAACCGCTGGTACATTTGCATTCAAACGCAAACTTCTCAAACAACATCGTTATAATGATGATGCATGTTTGGCAGAAGAGCGTGCGTTTTTGAAAGATTATACGGTTCCTTTTGTTCAGTTGGATCCAATGAAGGTGATTTTGGTATTTTCGCATGAACATAATACATTTGATAAGCGTAAACTTCTTGTAAACGCAAATCCAGATGTTGTTCGTGATTCACCGAAGAAAGTAATGGACTTCATTAAAGACAATGCACTTCGTCGATTTTATATGGTGGAACTCGAGAAGCTTCTTGAAAATTATGCGCCTGGACGTCCTGAAATGAAACCAGATGTCATTGCACAAACACTTCAGTTAGAAAAAGAACGCGCAAAAATGGCAGAAGATGCGGCGGCGGCAGCAGCGGCAAATGGTGGCGGTCCAGGGGGGCAAATCATTCTACAACAGCCCGGGCAACAGCCAGTAGCCTTGAATAACCAACAAGTGGTTCAAATTATTCAGCAGTTACAAAAGGACGTTGATGACCGAAATAAAGAACTCGCCGAATTAAGAGAAGAAAATAGGGTACTTAAAGCGAAGTATGACCTTTTATTCGCGTCACAGGCAACGACGACGCCGGACGAATCGAAACCATCTGTTATCCAGTCTGAAACGATATACATGTAATTATTTTGATATTGTATCATTCGTTGAATATGAACGATACAATAATGAATGCGAATGAATACTTATGCCTTTACCACCTCAACGGATTTAATCAACATAACAAGAAAGCTGTTTCTAGACTCGTGAATCACAAACTCACGTGTCTTGTTGTATTCACTGAACTTCTCGGTAAGAATATTTTCAATCTCTGAGACGGGAAGATCGTCATCCTTGGTCTTGTATTGTGATTCTTCGCGAGTTTCATCCTGGTCATCATCATCACCACGGCGACGGTCACGATCGCGATCACGACTGTTCTTAGACTTTGATTTGCTTACTGGCTTTTCAGGCTCAATATACTCCCACTCGCCAACTGCTTCCAACGTTTGGTTATTTGTCATAAATGCAATTGAATCTGAGTTGAATACCAAAGCAGAGCCGGGAGCATGATCGTATTTATCAAGTTCAATCTCCGTGATGAGATCAAACTCATCCAAAAACTGATTCTTGCGAATATAACTACGAATATAACTCACGATCTCGGGAGTAAGTTTCACCGAGTACGTCTTGTCGCCATCACTTTCGCTTCCGCTTTCACTGCCACTCCGACTGCTACCGCTTTCACTGCGACTGCCATCACTTTCACTGCCACTAGCTTCACTTTCACTATCGCTCTCCTTGTGATGATGTTTATGCGACCCTTTCTTGTTTGCACCACCGGATGTACTCTTAGAATTAGATGAACCTCGCGCATTTACAGAAATACATTCCACCTCCGTTGTTAATATCAAACGGTATTTTGAGTCTAATGAAATAGATGCACCCATTTTAAATAAGCGAATGAAATGTTTCTAAATAATCCTTATATCTTTTTGAGTTTATTCAAACGCATCGCACGAAGCGATTATTAATCTACCAACTCATTATCATTTTCACATGCACTAATCTGCCCAACCACGTTTGGATCCATTTTCTCCATGTATTTGTCTAAATATCTGTAAATACGGTTTACATCCAGTTTTGTAATTTCATACATTTCTAATATTTTGGGTATCTCATCTTCGGAGTGTTGTTTTTTGAGTGTCAAGAAAAATGCGAAAAGATCCTTTTGATCCATTGAAAGTTGCATACACAAGTTCTGTATGAACAGTTGATTATTGTATTCTGTGCTATACTTTGTAAGAACTTTCGTAAAACGTACCTCGGTTGGGTGAAATCGGGCCTTCTTCGGAAACGTTTTATGGTACAAATAATGGTTGTAGAATGTTTTTATCAAGGAAGACAGTTCATTAAAAAGCCAGATTTGGTTTTGAAATGTGATACGGTCAAAATAGTCAGCTTGACAAATATTATCAAGGACGAGCTTATAAAAGGGAGCGGAAACTTCGATTGGCATCTTTTCTAATACATCAATTACGTTTTCATGCCATAGCAGACCAATCGTTGTTCGGTCTGTCTCATTAATCAGGACATTATGGTCAGAGATCGAGTACTCCGTGTTCAGTAATTTCTCGGTGATTTTTTTGATATCTTCATTGTATGTCTTCGGTTGAAATATAGCATGAAGAATATTATTTGCAAGAATTGTATTCGATTTTCGACTCATCTCTGCAACAGCGCCTAACTTTCGTAAGTTGCCTTGGACAAACTGTATGATATTCTTTCGCATCGTTGCTTCCATACTTCCACCCATCGTAATATCGATGATCTGTGCCATTTGCATTGGCGTCGGAGTTTTTAACTCATACACATAACACACTTTCATAAGTTCTTTGATCTTCTTGTCGATATGATAATTTCCGATACATATGATGGGGTTCATTGTAATTTCTTCTTGTTTCTGTTTTTTCGTTTTTTTAGGCCGAATAAGCTTGATGAGCGATGTGATGCCGCCTTTATCACCGTTGTTCATTCCATCCAGTTCGTCCATCACAACTACAATTTTCCGAACTTTACGCTGGAAAATCGACATAATATTTTTATCAGATATGTTGTGTTGTGTAATTGAGTCAATGATGGATTTGTTTCGTATGTCTCCTGCGTCATATTTCACCATATCGTAGTTCAACTCTTTCAATAATCGAATGACAAACTCTGTTTTTCCAGAGCCAGGTGCGCCATATATGTATACTCCTCGCTTGAATGTTAGATCCGTCTTGTTTTTTTGAAATGATGCAAGAAAGTCGCGAATATTATTATAGATTGCATCTCGTCCAAGGAATGGCGTATAATTCATATTCGCGATGGTTGTAGTTGTTCCTTCCATGTAATTTATTTCGTATGTATTTATTAATAAGAGTTATTTTAGACACTATTTGAATACCTTTTTTTGTTTTTATATATTATAACTGTGTATATTCAAAAAATGGAAGCAATTCAGCAGCTGTTCGCTCCTCTCGATAAGGACTATTGTTTACTTTTTTACTGGCTTACTGTTGTGAATTTCATATTCTTAGCAGTTGCTAGTTTGGGTTTCCTCTCATCATTAGTGCTCTTATTTAGGGGAAAAATATCATTCATGAGTGGAATGTATTCATTCTTGATGATTTTGGTATACGGATTGATGTACTTCCAGTCGCGATTGTTTTACTCGATGTGCGTCACAAGCAACATGAAGGCTGGCACATTTGGTATGGGTTCTCCTTCTGATTCTCTTCCTGCAGTTGCAAAGCAAGCATCCGGCGTCGCTCCTGGTGCTTACCGTATGTAATATTTTAAATACGACAACCATAATTGTTGACATAAAATAATTTACTTTATGTCAATACATGCATGCATCGAAACATATTGCGATGACGAAGTGGGTGGAAGTTTACAAAACAAATCTACTCCGATTAACTAGTTCAAGCATTTTAAAGAACTTGCTCGCGATTTTGCTCCATCAAATATTCCTTCCCATGGAACATATGCATTATCAACATCGGTTAAACCCTGGCCATCATATTTTAGTTCCTTATATGAGCTGAAGTTGCTACAATCAGTCGTTTCAGGTGTAAATGATTTTGTACCATTCCATAGTCCATACGTGTCAGTGCATTTTTTGGTTGATTCATCATATGTCATACGATCAGGACATTTCGATATTTCAGGAGGCCACTTTTGGCTGCTCTTCGATTTCCATAATAGAATCGCAACTGTTCCAACTGATATAAAAAACGCAATAATTGCAAGTAAAAGAACCATTTTTTGGATTGATAGGTTTAAAAATCCGCTAAACATTCCACCAGCACCACTATCACTAGGACCTGAAGACGAACTTCCAAATGCAGAAGATCCGGTATTTTTACTAGTTGATGTAAGATCCATCTTGAATGTATATAATTATTAGGTATTAAAATCTACGATATTCTATATAATATACAGAAGAATTAATGGATCGTTTTGACTATCGTACGTTCCCTGAAGAAACATTTATCGGACAGCCAAAGAATGGTCGACTTGACATTGTTTCTCCGTCAGTTCAAGATCAGTTTGCTCTTTATGACAAGAACCCCGTTCATCAATGCGTGACTTATCGCGATGCTTTAAACGGAATTTGGGAAGAGTCTCCTCTTTCAAATGCGTTCTTTAGCAAAGAGAATATGCAGATTATTCAAAATGCAATTCGCGCGGGTGTATACTTGAGATCGCGTGGAAAGTATGTCATTGGTGAACAAGACTGCGATACATTGCGAATTATCATGCGCACGATTTACTTGCAGAATTCTACCAATTCACCGATTGATATCCGTCAGCAGATTATAGAACTAAACGAACTCGTGGGTGAGTACTGCATTCCTCGTATACATGGCGAGGCAGAGGGTTACATTCAGTACAAACGCGATGTTAGTAATATGTACACTCCGATCGCGCGGCCTAACTTCTCGGACTACAAGCATAAGACGCTAGAGCTGAAGCCGTGGTTCTAGTTCGTCCTCATTCGCCCTTTGAATGATATCTGACTTTTGGATGTGGAATAATAATAAAAAAATCAACTTTAATATTATTCATTATTCGTATACTTCTCTACTTATTTGTTTTTACACCTTCTTCACGACCATCTTCTTCTTTGTTGCTACTGCGCCGCCTCCGCCTCCTGCACTTGATGCTGTTGCCGTGGTTGCTGCTGCCGCTGTCGCCCACTTCTTATACTCTACCTCCAATTCATCCAAGTCACGCGTCCATAACGTCTCGATTGAGGTGGAAGTGAGTTCCTGATGTTGTGCGCGTTTCGTATCACGCTCACCGATGAGATGCTTGACATTCTCATCCGTCACACTGTCCATCGGCATTTTCAAGAGGTATTTGAACTCGGTGTCACCGTCAATGTGTTCGTAACCGTGTGCCGTCATCTTTGCAAAGATCGCTTCCTTTGTCTGCCTACGAAGCTCCAACTTGTCGTCGAGGATCTCCTGGATATACTTGGCGCGGTTGCTGAGGACGCGCAGTTCGTTCGCAAGTTGTGCAAGCATCGCTGCTTTGCGCTTGGCGTATAACGCAAGACGTTCTGCGTAATAGTCCTCAATGATATCGTAGATGGTTGCGTATTTCCTGAGTTTCTCATGCGCATCAAAGAGGTTCATGTTTGTTGTGGATTGTGTCGTAAATAACCCAAGAAGCTTTTCGAGCTTGTTTGTTCCGGCTTCTGGGTCGACGATCACGGCGGCCAGATCCTTCGGCGTGTGTGGGTAGGACGGATGAAATGTCACAGTAATATCCACCACAGTATCCGTTGACATGTCAGTATACTCTTTCAGGACGGGTGCGCTGCTGCTGGCCGTTGATTTGTCCTTATCCTTCTCCTTGTCCTTTTCTGACGTCGCAGGCACTTCCATCAGCTTCTCCAAGAACTGCTTGTAATCATCTGTCCATGTTCCGATAGGGAGTTCGGTGATGCGGACCTTACGATCAGCCACGATTTCGTAGGTTCCTTTGATGAGATATTTGGCGGACGCACCAGAGGTCGCGGGAACCGCGATATTCCGTATCGTTCCTTTGAATCCCTTGAAATAGGGTTCGATTGTAGGACGGTCACTGATGCTTGTGTCCGTGAGCATCGCGCGAATGTATGCGATAATCTGTAAAGGATTATGTGGAATGATATCGGTACTGAATCCCGTTCCGATACCCTTGCTTCCGTTCACCAGAATCATCGGGATCGCAGGTGCATAGTACATGGGCTCGACAAGTTGCCCATCATCGTTGATATACGACAACACTGCGTCGTCTTCTTGACGAAAGATGAGCCGCGTGAGACGGTTGAGCTGTGTGAAGATATACCTTTCACTTGCAGAATCCTCACCACCTTTGAGTCTGGTCCCAAACTGACCGTTGGGTTCAAATAGGTTGATGTTGTTGCTTCCGACGAAGTTCTGCGCCATCCCTACAATCGCTGCATTCAAGCTGGCCTCGCCATGATGGTATCCAGAATGCTCGGATACATAACCGCTGAATTGTGCAACCTTGATTTCGCTTTTCAGTCCGCCCTTCTTGAATGCTGCATATAGGATTTTACGCAGCGAGATCTTCAAACCATCCATCAAGTTCGGGATCGAACGTTCATTGTCGTAGATGGAGAAGTGGATGAGACTTCGATCAACAAAATCCTCATAAGGGATTTCTGGCTTTGATGTATCGAGGTATGCCTCGCGCGAATAGTTCGCCAACCACTCCTTACGATCGTCTGCGCGTTTCTTATTGAATGCCATATCCAGATGATCGTCACTTTCTTTGCCAGTATGCACGAAGGACACCATCTTCTTATGCTCGAAGTATTCCTTGAACTCCTTTCCGGTACTGGTGCCTAAACCTTTGTAATATTTCGTGTTCCAACTTGCGGGAACAACTGCGCCGGGAAACTGCTTCTTCCATGTTTCAAACTCGCCATCATTGTAGAAGAGGATCTCCTGCGCACCACGTCTGGCTTTCAGAATCGGTGTGTTCATGAACCCGATGAAACCGGGAATCTTCGCGAGTGATGGCCATTCCGTCTGGAAGAGGTTGATGCCGAGACCCTGAATATGTGCGCCATCCAAATCCTGATCCGTCATGAAGAGGACACGGCCATAACGCAGCTTCGCTGCAACATCTGCCGCGGTATATGTCTTCCCTGTTTCAAGACCGAGAATCTGTTTGATTTCCGCAATCTCGCGATTCTCTGAAATGCGTTTCGTCGTCTCGCCGTGCACATTGAACAGTTTACCTTTCATGGGATAAACACCGATGTAATTTCGGTCTTCTTTGCTGAGACCACTGATGATACCGGCCTTCGCTGAATCACCTTCGCAAAGGATAATCGTACACTGCGCCGATTTGTCTGCGGACCCGGCATAGTTCGCGTCCACGAGTTTAGGGATTCCACGGATGGTCTTGGTTTTCGCGCCATCCGTCTTCTTCGCGGCTTTTGTGTCTTTGACTTCTGTGAGTGCACACGCCGCATCCATCACACCGAGCTTCGCAAGTTTCTCAATGAAATCGTCGCTTACTTTGCATGACGACCCGAAGTTCGCAACCGCAGTACCGAGTTCGTCTTTGGTTTGACTGGAGAATGACGGATTCTCGATATCACAGCGCAGGAAAAGCATGAGTTGTTCTTTGATCGTGTTGGGTTTCACATCGACTTTCTTCTTCTTCTTGATGAGCTCCGCCAACTTGCGCACGATTTGATTGGTGATGTACTCGACATGTTTTCCGCCTCTTGGAGTGTAGATCCCGTTGACGAAGCTCACGTGTGCAAACTCATCCGTCGTCGTCAGACATACGACATACTCCCAGCGCGGATCAGGGTTCTCGTAGATGCGCTTGACACCGGTTTCCCCGCCTTTCGCGCCAATGTAGAGATCGACGTACTGCTGGAAGTGACGCACTGGAATCAAGTTGCCATTGTATTTCACTTTTACAGTCTTATCTGTAACTGCGGCGATATCATAGGTGCGCTTTAGGAAGAGGGCGAGCATGTCAGGGGTTAGGTTGTTGCTGGCGAGTCCGAATCGCGCGTAATCCGGTCGGAATGATACGCGGGTATAAGGTTTGACTTTGGACTTCGTGATCGATGGGGGCACGATTTCCGATAAGTTGTTCTTGAATTCTTGGATATATTTCAAGCCGCGGACGTGGTCGACCGTCTCCACACGACCCCAAACAGACCAGATGAGGACAAGCTTGAATCCGAAACCGTTCTTCCCGCCAACGATTTTCTCCTTCTTGTTCTCATCGTAGTTTGTGGAAGTACGAAGATGACCGAAAATCATTTCAGGAATCCAGAGTTTATGTTCGGGGTGCTGAGCGACATCTATACCGTTGCCATCATTTGTCATGTGGATTGTTCCGTCCGCAGGGTCGATCTCGACTTCGAGGGTAGTCACTGGGATTGCATCGGGTTTGCCATCTGCG